CGTAATCTATGCGGAACGTCTCCCCGGTTATTGTGCCAGTGCCTTCGCACCAATCGCACTCAAGGACTTCTTCCCAGACACCGGGCCTGCGGCTGATTTTCATTCGGTATTGCATGAGTTCACCGCCTTGATTGTCTGACCGATACGCATGACTATCTGTGGCACGATGGCATTGCCTAGTCCTTTAAGTCTGTCCACCCTTCGGGGTATCCCATTAGCCACTCGACCCACTGAGGGTTCAGGCTTCCATTGACTTCCGGATTCAGGGGCTTGGTGTTGCGCTTGTGCTGGCTTTCCCCACCGTTGTTCTTCGCGTCTTGCGCTGTCGGTGTCGGCCACATCTTTGCCTGTGTCTGCAAATCTATGCCCCTCAACTGACCACTGCCCCTGCGTTTTACTGTTGAATTGTTCTTGACTAAATCCGCCGCACGACTGCCCCTTGGTGAGGCATCCGGTGTGGCCCACAATCCAGAGCCGGTCCCTTCTGTGGGGGGCATCGACGGCGCAAGCTGGAACAATGAACGGCCTTGCGGCGTAGCCTTGCCCTTCCAAGTCAGATAGCACCTCGTCGAGGCCCATAGAGACATGCCCATAAACATTCTCGAAAACGCACCAAGAGGGTCTTTTTCTTTGAATAATGGTGAAAATGTAAGGCCAGATATGTCTGTCATCTTCTGTGCCTCTGCGCTCCCCGGCAAGTGAAAAGGGCTGGCAGGGGTATCCTGCTGTGAGGATGTCGCAGTCTGGAACAAGTCCATTTGGGTCATTGGCCAACTCCTCTACGTCTTCTGCTATGAGCACGTCAGGCCAGTGCTTTGCCAAGACTTTGCGGCACCAAGGGTCTATTTCGCAAAACAGGACAGGCTCAGATAAGCCAGCCCATTGAAAGCCAAGACTGAAGCCGCCAATGCCCGAACATAAATCTGTGTGACGCAGCATCAATCTAGCCCCAAGTCTTTGACATCGAAGCTGTCGAAATCATCGTCCATGAGCTCGTCACGGTATATTGGCTTCGGTGCGGGGCGAGGGTACAGGACCCTCTTCCTCGGCTTACTCTTTTGCTTTGGCTTGGGTGCTGGCTTTGGCTTGGCCTCGAGCAATACCTCAGTCGTGCTGAAAGTATGACCGGCAGGGCATCTGCGCCTGCGCCGGATTGTTTTAGCATCTGGCCTGCTATCCACCACCTGGGTGCGTTGTTGGCACTCAGGACACAGCATTCCGCAAACCGCTATAGATATGGTTGTAGGCTTCTTCAAGCTCACGGTCTGTCTTCAGAACCTGTCTTGCTCGGCGGACACCTGCCCAAACCGTTGTATGGTCCCGGTTGAGAGCATGGCCTATCTGCACAGAGGACTGATAGGTGAGCTCATGAGCAAGCAGATAGATGATATTGCGCCAGCGTGTAACGTCCCGGCGGCGGCGAGCACTGATGAGCTCGGATGCTGGAACGCCTGACCAGTCTGAGACTGCCATTATAATTTCACGGACCGATACTGTCCCGGCGATATCTCGCAGATTTTCGTGCCGGGATACATAGCTTCGACAAGTTTCTTCTTCAGTCGGTAAACGTCTGTCTTGTAGCCCTTCACGTCCTCCACCACTGTCATACCTTGTTGCCCTTGTGGGCCAGCAAAGGACACGTCTAAGTATCTGAAATCGGCTATGTAGTCGCATATTTTTCTCCCATTAAGTTCGCATCTAATCCGTGGATGTATCTCCAGATGACTTATCTCCCCGGCCTCCAACCGGGGCTTGAGGGTGTATTTGTAATGCTTGGCTTCAGCCAAACTGTCGAAGGTGTAGCCATCGAGGCTGACCTTTTTGTTTCTAAACTTGCTATGCGACATGACCGGCAGCTTTCTGCACCTGTTCAAGCCTTGTTGTGTCAGGCTCGTGCATGGCCTCACGCAATAAAACTTCAACTAAACTGGCAACAGAACGCCGCTCAGCCTTGGCTCTGACCTCCAACTGGGCCTTGAGCTGCTCGCTAACACGACAGAAAAGAACAACATTTTCAGACATTTACAAATTACCTTCAATAAAGTTACGTCTGGTACTTGTACAACCGATAGCACGGTGCTATCTATATTGTATAGACGAACAAACGCCGGAAATTTGGTGTACGAAACAGATACAGGAGAGAAAAATGTTTTGGTTTGAGAAGCAGTCTTATAAAGATTTCCACGCTCAGTTGTTATCAGAGGTTGTTGGTAGAAATGATAATGAAAACATCAAATGGGTGAACACAAGCTACAACAATGACACAACAGGTTCTATTGGTGTCGATGTTTGCATCGACACAGAGACGTTTGTTCAGTTATTTGCTTTTGAAACTGATGAAGACGCAAAAGTTGAGGGCTTGGACAGATACATGGTTTATGTTTCAGTCGATGGAGAAGAAAGCTACACAGGTTTTTTTCCTGACCGTGATGAAGCTATCAAAGATGCCATTGCTCGTGCAAAGCAACTCAACGCAGAGTATATTCCAAACGTCAGTTAAAACTCGAGGAGAATTATATGTTGACCGTGGAGAGAGAAGACCACGGCACAGAACACAGTGGCAAGTTTGCTGCTTATGTTCGTGTGTCTACCGATGACCAAGATGTTGCCAACCAAGAGCACAGCATCAAAGCTTACCTCAATGGCGGTGACCATAACGTCAAATGGTTTCGGGAGGAGGGGGTGTCATCCGGCGAGGACTGGCATAACCGTGTTGAGCTACACAAATGTCTCGACTATTGTCGCAAGCAGAACGCAACGATGGTTATCTATTCTATCAGCCGTATGAGCCGGAGGCAGTGGGAGACACTGCGCTTCTTCGAGCAAGAGGTTGCACCCGGCAACATCAAGCTAGTGGTCGTTGATGACCCGACACTTGATGAAACAACGATTGGCTTCAAGGCTATGTTTGCACAGCATGAGCGCACACAGATTAAACAGCGCACCAAGCTAGCCCTTAGCCGCATCAAGGCTGAGATAGACGAGAAGGGTGAGTATACCACCAAAGAGGGCAGGGTGATAACAAAGCTCGGCATTCACGAAAACCTCGAGGTTGCAGGCATGAAGGGCAACAAAGTTAACGCTGAGCGTGCTGACAAACGGGCAGCAGATGTCTGGCCTATCATAGAAGGGATGCTCGACAAGGGCCTATCCTACAGGGCTATGGCAAGAGAGCTCAACAAAATGGGCGTTCCTACACCAACCAAGCGCCGCAACCCGGATACATCCAAGCGCACCGAATGGTATGCCAGCTCTGTGCGTAACTACGTCCTGAGAATGGGAGGCAGATGATGAACGATATCGAACAAAAAATACTGTCTGATTATGCAGCTGCGTTAGCAAAGTGGCAGATTGAACTGTATCGGGGCCGCAACCAACGCATGGATAATCCTATTCAGCGTTACTTTAATTCAACACCTGTTAGAAATACTTTTGCGCGGATGATGTTTCTTGCCTACCAAGATGACAAGTCACTTTACACAAAAGCAGAGATATCACGGCAACTGTTTATCACACGGCAAGCCGCCTCGCAGATGGTTGAGGACTGTCTGGCCGAGGGGTGGATTGAAACTTGTGGAAATGGCTACAAAGCAAGCCAAGTCTTAGCTGACAAGCTAATGGACTACACTATGTTTCACATAGACACACTGACAAGAAACTCCGTCACTGACCTCTATATGTCGCTGCGTCATTACCAGAGAGCCCAAAACATAAAAGCGTCAAGTAACTTTACACCCAAGCGTGTAGCCAGTTGACATTGTAATGGGGACAAAATTGGTACAGTTTACAAACAGGAGGCAAACATGGCTGGCAAGCGAAAGGTCAGATACAACCCCACGGTCGGGGCATTGCGGCACGGACTGCTCAATTTTAGCAGAAGGGTGGATATCCCTTTATGGCATATCGACCATGTCCGGGGTGTGATACCCTTGTTTAGAAAAGCAGCAGACGAGCTGGAGAGAATAGTGCAGTCAAACAGTCTACGAAATGTTGATAAATGTATGGCCGCTCAATCTACTATCGTGATGTTGCACAGACATGTCCGTGGTTTGCGTCCCGCAGACCCAAGGAGACGAGGCTCGGAGAAACTTGTCTATGACCCATTCCTGATGGATATCGAGGGCCATGACAAAGTTCAACTAAGAGATGATTTAGATGAGCCCCATCAATTCCCAAAGGGAAGGTCTGGTGTTTAAATGAAGTGGTCTAGGACCTGTACACAACCTATCCAAGGAGTTCTCTATGATAGAACGTAAATGTCGCATAATGTATAATAGCCCTGTTGCATCAGGGAACCAGATTAATCAGAACAGTCAGATAAAACAGATAGCCCTGATAGCAGGGTACACAATCCTCGGTATTCTAATATTGGTTGAGTTGTGGGCATTCATGTGGATTGCCTGCGCCCTCGATGACGTTTGCTATGTAGCGAACGGGGGAGTGCTCAACTAATGCCGAAGCTCACCAAAACAGGATTTCAAATTGGTAGCTCTCAAGGGCCGGTCGTTGTTCTTCACAAAAACAAATATGGTGGAACTCGACAAAAACTGCTGAGTGAATTCAAAAAGGTCAGAGCAGGGGTTGAGCTTCTGCCTGAGATAATGCGTAATGCCAGCGCTCTGCGGCGGGGTAAGCACATGGAATATGGTGTAGCGCCTTGGGCGCAAGAGGAGTTGGAGATAGCAACCGGCGGCGCTGTCGAAATGTTTGAGCCGACTGAGGCATATGTTCTTGATGACATCGGCATAGCCAGTTCGATAGACCGCATCATAAATCTGGAAAAAGAACTGTTGCTTGAGGGTCATCGGTTTATCGGTGAGGGCATCTGCGAGATAAAGACTGACTTCTATCATCAGGGCAAACCTCACCCGGAGTGGCTGATACAGGTGCAACATCAGATGATATGCTCTGATATCAAGTGGGGTATCATTGCCTGCATGGACCAGTCTGGCAAGCTGCACTTCTATCCCGTGCCATCAAATGACCAGCTCGTTGCAGCGATGCTCAAGGCTTATGAGGAGTTCTGGCATTTGGTCAGGACAGATGGTGACTACCCGGATGAAGCGGCAAAGCCTGAGGCCGAGGTGATAGATATCACTGAGCTTCTGCCAAAAACAAACGCTGACCTTGAGCAGCTCTGCGCTGATTATCTTAAGGCTAGTGCTGAAGCAAATGCCTGGAGCAAGACAAAGTCAGAGGTCAAGGACGCTATCGTGGTGGCGCTCGATGCCTTAGAGGTCGAACATGCAAAGCTACCGGGCTATGTCATTAAGTCACAAACAGTAAACAAACCAAAGAAAAGAATGGTCGAGACAGGCGAGTTCATCGAAAGTCTCAGCTTTTCAGTGAAGGAGGTAAGCGGTGAGTAAGCTATCAATTCTTGAACCCAAAACCCTGACAGAGGCTATGCAGTTTGCCGAGGTCTTGAGCAAGTCAGGCATTCTTTCTGATGACTATCAGGGCAAGCCATCGAATGTTCTAGTCGCAATACAGTGGGGCTATGAAGTTGGGCTGGCACCGATGCAAGCTCTGCAAAACATTGCAGTGATTAATGGCAAGGCCACCGTTTGGGGAGACAGTGCTCTGGCTCTGGTAAAATCACACCCTGCTTTTCGCGGCCATCAAGAATGGCTGGAAGGGGAGGAGGCTATATGCGAAATCAAACGCAGACTTCCCAACGGTGATATCGAAACAACCCGCCGCACTTTTTCAATAGACGAGGCCAAGCGAGCTGGCCTGACCAACAAGAGAGGGCCGTGGCAAAACTACCCCAACCGAATGTTGTGCCTACGGGCGAGGGGCTTTGCCCTGCGGGATAGCTTCCCAGATGCGTTGAAAGGCATCATCACTACTGAAGAAGCAATGGATTACGAGGAAGCTGAAAAACAAAGCTCTGAGAAAGCCGTACAAGCGCCAGTCGTATCGTCCGAGGGTGATACTATGCAAAACATAGTCGAGGCGCTCAGTGAAGAACCTAGCGCGACTGAAGGGGTAAGGCCTCCAGAACCTCTGTTGCTGCATCTGCCGGGGAAAGAACCCATCAAATTTGACACAGATTTAGAGTGGGCTTCGGAGTATGCAGACAAAATGTTGGCTATGCGCCTTTACGATAAAATGCCACACGGCGAACGGCGTACAAAGCTGAAGGAGTTGAAAGAACTGAACGCAGAAGCACTGGACAAGATTGACCCAGAGCTCAGTGGTGAGTTGGAAGAGAAACGCAAGAGCTACAACGCAGCTCTGTCAGTAGAAGCAAAGGAGATGAGTGATGTCCAAAGTGGGGCTAACACCGAAACAGCAACAGGTCTATGACTTCTTGCGTGTATACCACCGGGTCAATGGGTACTACCCATCTGTCAGAGAGATAGGCGTAGGCAGGGTAGACGGTCAGCAAGTCTTGCCGCAGAGAACCAGCCCAACGTCAGTCCATCGCTATCTGTCGGCTTTGAAAGAGCGAGGATGGATTGACATGATGCCCGGTAAAGCCAGGTCAATAACCTTGCTCTAGGCTTTGCCAGAACCAACCATGCCATAGGCGATAGCAAACGCTTGCTTGCGAGGCTTGCCCTCCTTCATGAGCTTCATCGCCTTGGCAGCTACCTTTTTATCGAACTTCTCTTTCTTCGCTGTCTTTGCCATTATGCTTTCTTCTTTCTGAATAAATCTGCGTCTGCTTTCTTCACGGTTGATTTACCTTTTGCATGAGCTTTGAGCCGAGCAACAGCCCATTGATGAGCAGACATTTTTGGTCTTGAGCCTGAGGAGTAATACGCCCCCAATCCTCTACGATAAATTTTGTTGGCACGTTCTGCGCCAAACATTTTTTGATACTTCTCTGGTGCAGCCATTACCTCTTGCTCCTTTCCTCACTGATTTTATCCATCATCGCCGGGGTCAGCTTACCCATCCTATACAGCCTGCGTGTCCGGCTGATTTCCCTGCGAGTTGCGGCAGGGTTCTTACTGCCCCTCACATATTTTCTGGGCAGGCCACTCTTCTTATCCTTCGGGACTTCCTTAAACTTTCTCATGACTTCACCAGGCTGAGTGCCTGCTCCTTTGTTTCTTCATTGCGCCGGGTCCAGCCTGCACCAAATGTCTCAAAAGTTTTGAGCCGTTCATAGAATGCCTGCCGCCTTTCAGCCAGCTCCTGTATCAGCTTGGTGTCTCCGTAGCCACTCACTGCATTCAAAGTCATAGGTCCGATAGCGCCGTCAGCGGTCACGCCCACACACTTCTGCAACATCCGTGCAGCTCTGCCGGTGCCACTGTTCACGCCCCAATCAAAGACAGCCCAATCCACACCAGACGGGAGCTGGTCACCATTGACCTTGTTCCAATATTCTTGGCGATATATCTGTTCAACGTGAGCGTCCGGGATATTACGCATGGCTTCCTCACCGAGCTCAGCATCAACATCCATGACCTCATTGAGCCACCGGCTGTAAGTGTTCAGTGTGATGCCTTTGTTGGTGATACCACCGGGGTCATCAGGGTGATTTACAAAACCGCCCTCATGCTTCAGCAGCCACTCCAAGCATTGCTCAAAGTTGCCGTTCATTTCGTCAGCCCTTTCTGTTTCTCGTAGGTTCTAAGTGAACCAATGCCAAGCATTCCACCGAGGACAGTGAGTAATGTACCCATGTCGAATTCCGGGAGGTCAGGCAATTCATACCCGGCCAAACTCGCGCCAAAAACCAAAAGGTCTTTGAGAATAAAATGATAGGCAAACGCAATCGCGCAGACCCAACCAACCGCCGGACGCCAGCCGCCCTTGAACAGTGAGCCTGATGCGGCCTCTGCTTTGTTGATTTCTAACTGAGCGAGCAAAGCCTCCTGGGCATGCCGCTCTGACATCGTGGCTATCTCATGGGCGAGCTTGGCCTTCTGGTCTTTGTCCTCGATAAACTTGTCGAGCAACCCGGTTACCGGGCCTATCAATGCTTGAATCATTCTATAAACTCCAGTATCTCATCGTTCAACATCATCACTTTGAACTGTTTGCAGCTCCATTTCTGGTCAAAGTTATTTGTATGCCCCACATTACGTTTAATCTTGCGCCTAATCGCTAAACATTCGCCTAGAGATTCATAGGGCGTATATTCTACCTTCTGCCCACCCATAACCAGCAATAAGACAAACGTAACCTCAACCACCGTTCCGCAACTTCTCCAGACTTTCTTCTAGGCTGGTTATCCGTTTCTCATAAAACTCAAGGGTCAGCTTTTGCTGCTGGTCATAAGGAGCTTTACCGCCCTCGATGTCTGTCTGTAGTTTCTCAAACTCAGTTGCTAGGTGCTCTATCAGCATGAACTGCTCGCTATCCGCAGGCAGACTTCCCATTTCACCGCGAGGCCATTTGATGCGGAACTCTGTGTTTTGTTCGAGGTCAGCTTGCATCATGGTTATACTTGTCTTGATGCCATGTATCTCTGAGGTCAGCGTAAAGTACGCCCAAGTCGCAACTGAAACCGCTGCTAACATACTGATGATATTCCGAAGAGGAAGCGCGACCTCGGTGTTCTCGCTCACCTTCGGCATCAGTCACACACCCTTTTGCCAGCACAATCTTTTGGAAAGCATTGGATGTTCATCTTATAAAACTCGTTGTTGTATGTGGCTTTCCACATGTCCTTCTGCAACAAGAAGTGACACTGCTTCTGGGTCATCGACTGCTGCAATACAACCTGATTGCCAACGTATACCCACTCAATGCCGGTGTGGCCCCACATGGATATGACAAGGACAAACTCTTTCATTTCTCGGAGTTCAACCAAACTGCCAGCGAACCAGTCATGGCCCCGGTAACTACCGATATAAGAGATGCCTGCTGTGTTGTTAGATCAGGCTGTGAAAGCGCCCATTCGATGCAACGTATATACACGCCTGTCATACACAGCATCATAAACCTAGGCAGTATTTTGAGTTCTAACAGCTTCCTCGCTACTTCTTCCGCACTCATCAGTCGAACATCCCTTTTAACCATGCTACCCAAGCAACAAGTCCTGCGACCATTGAAGCAACCAATAGACCCGCTGCACCTAAACCAATCGTTTCTGCGAGCTCCGCTCTTCTGCGTCTGGCTAACTCTTCTCGCACCCTGCGTTCTTTTCTAGCGTCTGCCTGAAACTTCTGCCAATCATGCCAGAGCCCCGGTCGGCCGGTGTAAATCATTATTTGTTTCAACTGCTGTTCTTTTTGCCGGATGCTTTCCAGCGCCATAAACTCTTCTAAATCAGATGAACGAACCCCAGATTTTTTCTTTTTGTTGCCTTTCCGTTGCAGTTCTTCCTTTGCTATTACAAAGTCTGATATAGCCTTTCCCGCCTTAGCTATATCTCCAGTGTTCTGAACAGCCTTCTTAATAATTTGAAAGGCCGCGTTTGCAGCCGCCAGTTCGGCTAACATTGGTCAGCTTTTCTTCTTCGGCCTACCGGGCTTTTTTGCTGGAGCTTTTTCTTTCACAATCTTAGGCTCTTTCTTTTTGCCCTTGAGCTTTGGATTGAGGTCATAAAGGTGTGGCATGAACAGCCTCCCGAGTTTGTTTAAAATCCATGAGATGGGATTGGTCATTGTACACCTCACGAATAAGGACTTTCGCCTAGCAAGCTGGTATCCCAAGCCGCTTTAAGTTTGTCTATGGTGTCAGCACTGCTTATGGCTGATGCTGCTGGCGCATCTCGCAAGCTCTTTTTCTTAGCAACAGATGCAGCTTTCGCTGTGGCGTCATCAGCTTCCATAGCCTTCATGTAAACCACGTCTTCTGCTTCAAGCAAAGGCTGACGCACTTCACGGATTTTGTCCTTGAAAAGCTCTTTGGCCTTAGTCATGTCCTCTGAAATGACCTTGCCAGACAGCGACCATGCGCCTCTGAAATCACGGTTGCTGGGAATAGACGTAGCCTCTGCGCTATCTATCTGATTACCGTCTTTGTCCACGATATACGTTGTTACAGCCATGTCTTTCTCCTATGCGGCCTTTGATATGCGCCAAGCATTACGCCAGACACGAGTTTCTGGTAACTGGTCTTTTCGACAGATAACCATCTTTGGGCTGTTGCCCTCATCCCACGACTGCCAAACAGACTGTGGTATGTCCTTTTGAATTAGGTACTCTATTGCTTCTTCTTCGCTCATAGCTTCCATCGGCTCAGTGTTATGCAACAGATAGCCTCTAGTATGTTTCTTAAAGTCTGGTTGTGCTTCGTCTTTGGCTAGTTCCCAGTAGACCCAGACCGGGGGTAGGATACCGCCCTGCATAGCTGCTGCTATCCAGTTGGGGTCTGGTACGAGTATCTTAGCACACTCATCTATGCTGTCTTCATATACCACACGGTACTCTGACTGATAGGCTTCTAAGTTTTCTTTTGCCCAACACAGTCTGTCCCATAAGTGTGTGCCTTTGAATGAGGGTGTTTGCATTATGCTAAGTCTCCATGAGTGTTGCCACTTATACCAGCAGCATCTGCAGCATTGTTATAGGTTGATTCTTGAAAACATTCATATTTTACAACTGAAGCTGTGTGACTAATTACAGTAATCCTTCTGTTATTTCCTGAATGAACACTATGAACAGGCGCATAATTAACGGTAGAGTGAACATTTGTAAGAGTAGCTTCCGTTTTGCCTGTACCACCATCCGCAATACTACTTACATTGAAGCTGTCATTAATACCTTGAGGGTCTTGACTAGCATCAATAACCATTTTTGCACTACCCTCAACAACAAAGTTCGTGGCTATTGACCCAGCGGTGCTGTGTTCTAGTTGGTCTGCTACAATCTTTCCAGCCATTATGCTAAATCTCCGTGAACTACAGTAAAGTCATGTTTTGAATCACGATTGGCAGAAGCATACCAATTTAGCCTATCAAAAGCAGAAGTTGTAGTCGTTATACTAAGATTAATTTTACCTACGATTGTTAGTGGTGCGACATAACTATCGCCTGTGTTGCAGTTTGCTGTGCAATTTACTGTATAAAGTGTGTTGGACATAGAATTAGTTAGGTTGATTCCATAAATTCCTGTTGAAACGTCTGTTATGCTTGAGTTATTAAAACTGTCATCTATAACAGGTGTTGTGCTTGATGCGTCACTGTATGTCCAAGCCTTCGCCAACCCCTGTTGAAGATTAGTTGTTGTGCTATTACCCTCACCTGTTACAGCAATAGAGCCAGCAGTGCTTGTGCCAGTGAGCGTGTTTACCTTGACTGTACTCATGCTAGGTCTCCTTGCAGACTTACCTCGTGCGGTCCATCTGATGTGCCACCAGTATCAGCATCATAGCTAACTGTGTTACATAATCCTGATGTTTGACCCTGATAATCAACGGTAATTAATTTATTTGCCGCCCAACTTCCACCATTCATAATAAATTCTGCGTCTGAGAAGCTATTTGTTAGGGCTACTGAAATGTCGCCAGTAGTGTTATCAGTATAACTGCTTGCATTTAGCGATTGGTTGCCGCTGTCATTTGTAGTAATCCCGCCTCTGTGCGTAGTAGAGGATTGGTTAAAAATATAAAATGCTTTTGCTGCACTTTGCTTAGTCAGCGTAACAGGGCTAGAGCCGTCTGACGCTACGATTGTATCTGCTTTAAGTGTACTCATTTACACCACCGTATATGTTTCACCGCTGCCAACCGTTACAGTCACACCGCTGTTGATTGTAATTGGGCCAGCAGACATAGCGTTCTTGCCATTTGTAATGGTGTAATCTGTCGTAACAGTCTGACCATTTTCATAAAACACTTGGTCTGAACCGCCGCCAGTTGCACCAGCCGATATGCCTGTAAGGTTTGAGCCATCAATAGCTGGTAATGTACCAGTAATATTAGCCGCTGGTATGTTGGTAAGGTTGGCAGCAGATGACGCTGGCAAGGTAGCCGGTAGAGCAGTAAGGCTGGCTCCGCTGATTGCTGGCAAAGCACCAGTCAACTGTGACGCTGCTATACTTTTGTTGGTGAGGGTTTGAGTTGCTACAGTGCTGACCAGCTCGCCATCTCCACCCGGCGGCAGCGTAAGTGTATTTGTTACACTAGCAGAGTGAGGCTGAGCCTTGACCGTCTGGCCGTGGCTGTTGCTCTCGCAGTTAAATACAACAGTGCCAGGGTTAGTGTTACCCTTTACAACTACATTCCCCGTGCCATTGGCTGTTAGGTCTATTGTGCCATTTGTGTCTGTTGAGGTAACAGCGTTACCATCAAGCTTGAGATTATCAACGCGGAGGTCAGTCACAACGCTGTTTGTGCCAATCGTTACGCCGTCAATAGCACCGCCATCTATGTTGACCGAGTTAGCGGCCTGAGTTGCTATAGTTCCGAGGCCGAGGTTTGTCCGAGAGGTGCCTGCATTAGCAACGTCACTAAGGTTGTTTGAGGCCAGTAAGTCACCAGAGCCAGAGCCTGCCGGACCTTGTGGGCCTTGCGGGCCTTGAGCGCCAGTAGCTCCTGTAGCGCCTGTAGCCCCTGTAGCGCCGGTTGACCCGGTAGCGCCTGTAGCGCCTGCCGGTATTCCAAAAGTAAAATCAAGTGTAGCTGCTGACGATGAACCGCTGTTTGATATTGCAACAGTAGGCGTTGCACCAGCACTGAGGCCACTTGCACTTATACTGCCTACTGACAGTGTACCTGATGGGCCTTGCGCTCCTGTAGCCCCTGTAGAGCCCGTTGCTCCCGTAGAGCCAGTTGCCCCTGTCGCTCCCGTTGGGATGCCCAGAGCAAAAGTAGCCGTGCCACCGCTTACTGTGACAGATGCGGTAGGAGATGAGCCAGTGCTCAGACTAGAGACATTTACCGCCGCGCCAGTTACTTGCTGAGTTGCTTCAGGGTTGCCGGTTGAGCTGTTGAAACCTAGCACTTTACCAGCTCGCGTATCCTTGTCGGGTAGCTCCATGTCTATGGTTGTAGGGTCATCGACCGGGGCTAACAAAGCTCGACTGTCTCGCTCCTCTCTATCAGCTATAAGCATGGTCATAGTATCGAAGTCTGCTTCTAAGCTAGTGGCTGTTATATTGCCGCCTGCTGTGTATACGCTTGTCCGAGCTGCTGGTACGTCAGATAGAATGGTAACAGTGGTTGTGCCTGCCGGGACATTGCCAGTGGTAAAGACAACTTTGCCGGTGCCATCAGTATTGAGGCCAGCCGCATCTGCACTTGTCTTGATGTCATAGTGAGTGCTTTCTGTTTTCTGCGTCCCGTCTACAAACACCTTTACATCAGATGTCGCATTGACTTGGAAACTAAAATCTATTTCAGCCGCGCCACTAGCAACAACTCTGCGTGTCTGGTCATTGACTGAGAAGGTAGCCATTTTCTATTCCTCTCTTTTGGTATTTGTACATCATAATCACTGTTTTGTCACCGTTAGTCTTGCATCATAAAGTGCCGAGCTCCAAGTTCAGCATCAACCTTTAGCAGACGTTGCCGAGCTTTAGCTCGTCTATCTGACAATATCCCCTTTAATACCTTGAACCTGTCCTCATCTGTAGGCAAATTGTAATAGTCTGCTTCTGTATCTGTGACCTGATATTTTAACGCATTTAGCAAAGTTTCTTCAGGGTCAAAGCCAAGTTCGCCTAACACCTTGCCTTCATCATCTACCTCATTGATAAGACGTACAAAATTATTATATTGTTCGTTATTGAGTTTTAGCCCGTCAATTCTGTCTCGGTGAAAATCAAAAACGCCTATGCCAGTTTCACTTAGTCTTATAAGCTCTTGGTCTAGCTCATTATATTCCCCTGTTTGTATCCGCATAGGGTTAAACATCTCATCGCGTCTGCCTTCACCCTGAGTTTTAGACCTACCCCAGAAATCAAGTTTGTCTGGCAAGTCCTTGGTAAAATATGGATTTCGCGCTTTTGCCTTTTGTAATGATTGATAGAACCCCTGCATAAACGGCGGCAGCTCAGTATATAAATCGCCGGTTATAGGTTCTACACCAGCCGGGAGCTTTGTGCTCGATGCAAATGGGTCGTTAAGCCTCTCCATAGTAGCTTGAAAACTGTTGGTCGAAACTAAAGGATATTGACCATTCGTAATGTAGTTCTGACCGTAGCTCGCTAAACCGAAGACAGAGCGGTCCAGATTGCCAAGGACACTGGTGCCAACACTTCCAGCAGTTTGCCCAGCAAATTTGCTCAGACGGTCTAATATATCTTCTTTTGTTTGGAACGAGCCGCCGATAGCTTTTTGTAACTCGCTGACACCTTGGAGAAACGGCAAGTTTGTCGCGTACTCAGCTATAGACAACGAATAGATTTTTGCCAAAGTGACTAAATCATCCGGGTCATCAGTGTATCTGGCATACTCAGCCATATCTGCCCCAATCGCCAACATGGCCGACAGTGGGTCGAATCTACTAAATGAGTGAAAGCGATAGCTGCCATCTTCCATTTTAAAACCAATAGAGTAGGGCGGCACATTAGCAGACCCGGATATGTTTTGCGTTGTTGCAAATTCTTTTCCGAGACTACCAGTTACAATGACATCATCACCATAGTCACCATTTGCCAAGCTAAACATCATAGCAGCAGTGCCATTGCCTATAGCTAACTTTGCCAGAGCATCATCCAGCTCCTTGCCAGATATCGGAGTGTTGCCACCGGGCAAAAATTTAGTCCCGGGCAAATTTGATTGTTTTATTGCTCGATAGACTGGTGACCAGTTCAATGTTCTATCGAACGCTTCGTTAATGACATTGGTCGGTGTATTATAGAACGGGACCACTGTTTTGATGCCTGGTATAGCGTTGATAACAGGGCCAACATTTCCAAAAAAACCTTCTGGCCTGCCTTGGAACGTCATCTTTCTAGCTTCAGTGGTCATCAAGTCTTTGACCTCCTGACTAGGGCTAGTCATGATTTTCACGTATTCTGCCTCGGCTAGTTGTTTGGCTTCATCACGAGACACCCCAGAGCGTCTCGCTTGCTGAAACACAGACTGCATACCTCTGTAAGCCTCACGATAAAGGACGCGGCGCTGAGTAATTACCTTAAAATATTCATCTTCAGTTGCGAGCATACGTCCGGGCAGACGAGATGAGATGCCCATAAGGTCAACAAACGATTTGAAGAAATCACCTTGATTGATTGCACTAGCTACGTCTAGCAGATTGTCGGTGCCGCCAAGAGCTCGTCTGGTCCGCAAGTCTATCTTAGTGACGAAGTCTGAGCTTTCACCAGTAACCATTGTTTTGCCCATAAGGAGAAACGCATCTTTTTGAGCCATCATAAGCCCATGTGCTTCAGCCGCAGCCTCTCCAATATAGCGCTGGTCACCTACGTTACCGCGTCTGCCGCCTAATGTCCTAACTGTGCCAATGAGACCAGATAGTCCACGCTCAGCCAATGACAGCATTTGAAAAGAGGCGTTGCCTGCAATGTTGACCATGTGAGTTACCGGGCTTGAAAGCAGGGCGTTTATGTATTGCTCCATAGCTAGGTCATAGGTCTTAGATGCCCAGCCACTCTCCGCATACTTTGCTTTTTCAGATGGTTTCTGCAAAGTGAGAAACGTATTGAGGTGATAATCAATCAGACCATCATCCATGCCCTGCACAAACTCATCTAGTTGGTTTGCGTAGCTTGTAAGATTGATGCCTTCTAGCTTTGATATATTGCTGACTACTGACAGGCCCCGACCATATTCTGAGACGTTACCAGCGACTTGAGCGGCAAGGTTGCTCTGCACCGTAGCCATGAGCCTTAGCTTCTTAAATGCCTCCTCTTTGGCTGGCCCATCCATATCAAGAGCTTTTCTAGCATTATCACGCAATTCACGACCCATTTTGATGACAGCCGCCAAACCAGCCAAGACCTCTTCGGGAGGTTGCACTTGTCCCGGTTTACGACCGAGAAACTTGTGAATGATTGCATCGTACCCCGTAGCTTGAGCCATAGCCATGAGTGCATCCATCGACTTTGTTTCACGGCGCATCTGGTTAAACAGCTCTTTATTGTTGTTCTTGATGTTGGTAAGGACGACTTCCATATTGAACTCGCCTTTGTCCATGCCATCAAATATTTCACCAATTCTTCCGAGGTTCAGTCCTTGTTGAAAGCCGCTTTGGTCTAGCGCTTGGTTCAAAGCCTTGAGGTCATCATCAGGCATGGCCTTGATAACGATGTCACCTGACTGCATTTTTGTGACTTCATCGTCTGGCACCATGCTGCCAAAGGACCGGCGCTCTGCATTTTCGACAGCTTTGCCCAGAGAGGTGATAGCTTCTTTAAGTAGTTTTGCCATCATCCGCCTCCGTGTCTGTTTGCGAGGTCGCACCGGCTGTAACAGCTACAGGCCCGACAATGCCGTATTTCTCTAGTATCTTGACCGCTTTATCGTCAAAAATGACATAGTTCATCTCAGCATCTGCTGCGTCTACATTTGCACCTCTTGAACCAGCGGCACGATATTTGATGCCGGGAACGCCTTGTTCGAGCAGTTTTTCAGATAATATCTTGTCAGTTTTGCCTGCCTTTTGTTTGCCAGCCCTTATATCTTGCGTTATGCCGCCTTTGAGATTTTCTAAAATCACAGGCATAGGTCGCCTCATGGCAAGGTCAATTTCTGCCTTTGAGTTTTTCTGACCAACCCTGTTAGTTTCCACCTCATACCCAATCGCCTTCAATGCGTCTTGCACTTTCTTCGGTTGGTCAGCAAATGTGCCTTGATAATCCAGCATATCTTCAGGCTTAGGAGCAAGGCCGACTTTGTACATTTTGCCACGCTCTGGGAGCGTAATCTTAGAAACTATTTCTTCCGCGTTTTCTGGAATCCTGTCAGATTCTTTGACATTTGCCATCAAGACCTTTGCTCTTTCAATCAGAACATCTTGGGGCGCATCAGGGTCTATAGTGAATTGACCTAAATAACGGTCTGCAAAAAGGGCCGCATCTTCTCCATAAAATTCAGCAAACTTGTTGCGGAATCCAGTAAAGTTGGCAGCAGTCTCTGTTCCCCCGCTAGGGGCTTTGATTTTTATGTTTTGTGCTGTTTTGAGAACATTAGCGCCGCCAACACTGTTGCGATAAAACTTAGCTATATCCTCGCTGTCAGTGAAATACAGCCCATAGCCGTATGCCTGTGCGCCTTCGCCCGTGCCAATCATCTCTAGACGAAACTCATCAAAGTCTGCGCCAGAGCCATGAAACGCAATGATGCCGGGTTCTTGTTCAGTTGGTTTTACTACAGATACAGGGTTTTCAGCGGTTGGTGGCTCAAACTTGCCTGTCTCAAAGTATCGCGCCTGCGCCGTAATTATATCATCAATCATGGCCGTAGGGTCTACGCCAGATGCCAGTGTAGTGCCGGACTGTCGTTCAGCAACACGGGCAGGGGCTCCGGCGGCGTAGGCTTTAGCACCCCGCTTTACTGCTTGTGCAGCTGGCACTGCCCCCGGTAAAGAAAAGAATGAGCCTGTCTCTGTTGCATCGAGGGCCATTTGCTTATCTTCTGGACTCATATCACTTTCATTGACCAAGTCCCTATAAAGCCCCAGAAAGCGCTCGGAGCCGATTGCCTCAGATATCTTAGTGATGGTGTCAGTTGCGCTCTGTATGCTCCCCTCATCGCCGGGGAACAGCAATCTAGCCAAGCCGCCAGCAATGGCAACAACATCACCGGGCAACCCAACCATGCCAGCACCAGCTCCGACAGCCATAGACTTAGCAGTTTGACCTACATCCTTTAACGCCTGACCAGTGCGCCCTAGCATATCGCCCTCGTATTGTGGTCGAGGTGCATCAGCATCGGGATAGAAGAAGCGACCTTCTACTGGTGCAGGAGTACCGAGCTCCGCGCCTTGGTCGTTGATAGATACCTCATAATCTTCTGAGGCTCTCAGGTCATGCGACTGTTTGTAATGGTCTAAAATGTTCATCTTGTATTAGCCGCCTCTTTCGCTTTTTGCAGGCTGTCAATCTTCTTAAAAAAATCCGAGTCATTCATGCTTCTTAAACCTGCTGGGCGTTCTTTTTTGTTTTCTTTAAATCTTCTGAAAATATTAACTGCGCTGTCGAAATCATCGATTTCAATCTTTTGGCCATCCTCTAAAAACAGATTCAAAGCTCGAACTACGTCTTCGCCGCTGCGTATAGTCATTTTTTTTATGGCCTCGTCAAAGTCACCGCCCAGTTGTTCCAGTAATTCATTAGCAATCTCTTGTCCGTTAAAGGCTAGACCTTTATCTTGTGCCTCATCGTACCTTGCTTTGAGCCTGCCGGTAATTTTGTTTAAGAGTTGAGATTTTGCAAAAATTTCAGGTTTGTCTGCAACAAGCTCTGAGTATTCTTCCGGTAGGTCTAAAAAGTCACCTTTGACAACAGCCAGCGCAGTTTTCATCTCTTGGCTTTCAAAAGTAGCCGCATCTTTTCTGAATTTTTCGAGGTCAGCATTGCTAAGATTGTCAATGTTGCTTTCAACATCACTGAAGGTAATTTTTGGGCCTAGCTTGGTGAGATATGTGACTACATCCGGGTCAGACTGAGTGCGTCTGCCGCCAGCTTTATCAAACTTATCCTGAAACTCTTGAGCTTTAACCGGGTTAGTTATTTTGAGCTGACTGATAGAATTATTAAACTTTTCTGTGTCCCCACTTGCCATGTGCTCCATGACCGAGGCTGTTATTCGCGCTTCGTCATCTTCAGCGTTGTCATTCATTCCCTTTTGCTCATTCTCAAGAAATTCAAGCTGGTCCGTGCGCCGTTTGCGAAGCTCCTGAGCTATGTCACTGTTGGACATCCCACCAGCTTTAAGCAGTTTGACTGAGTTCTGTATGCCAACATCTAGGTCAGCAAGTTGATTTTGCTGTACCTTTTTGATGATTTTGACAGGGCTGGGACCGGCAAAGGTTTTATCAGTAAGGACTTGTAACGCAGCAGCCTCATTTGTGGCAACCATACCATCAAGAAACGTATTCATCTCTGCGCCAACCAAGAACGAACTGGCTTTTTTGATTTCATCCTCGCGTTTGTTTTTTATAATTTCTAGGCCGTTGGGCAGTTCAAGCGCAGGGCTGATGGTGCTTTCGCTATAGTTTTGAGTATGAGCTACTCTGAAGCTGCTCTCTAGCTTTTGGTTTTCTTGTTTGACGTAAAGGTCAAGATACTTTGTCCATTTTCCATTTGCTGTAATGCTTTGCTCAGCTCTAAACCTTCTGGCAAGGGCAGGGGAAGTCTCGTCTAATGTTTTGCCATACCCGGCTATGACGGTGTCCATGACAGTCACCAGCGACTGAGGCGAAAAGTCTGTAATGCCAAGCTGCTCTGCTAGTCGTTGCTTTTCCTCTTCAGGCATCGAGGGGCTATTTAGGATTGTGTTAAAGATGCCTTCTACGTTTGCAAGTTCTTTGCTTGCTAGTGCTGAAACTTCATCACTGGCTATGCTGAGCGCAGCCTTTCTGGCCGCTCTACCGAAAACAGAGTTCTGGTTGCCGGGGATTTCTATCTCTTCTCCTCGGTCGTAAGCGTCTTTAATTTGTTGTTTGGTTGGTGCATTCAGCGCACCGTACTCAGCGCCTTCAATCTGAGCCTTTTGTTCAGCCTCACGCAAAAAGTAATTCGTCATGCTATCGAGCGACCGAGCTAAATTAGCAAAGCCTTGTGCCTCAACCTTACTGGCGGCAAACTCTACTTGCGGCACCCTAAGGGCTAGTCCACCTCGTTTTAATCTTACCTGTTCAGCCATGTCACGTTTACTTCATAAAATCTGGTTTACCGAATATTTGCATACCACCCATAGCCGTCTCACCTATCCCTATGAGGGCTTGGGTCTGTGCCATCTTCTTAGCGTTCGATGCAGCAGTGCGATACTGACCAGCTTGATATGCTGCCATCTGTTTCGCCATCGTTGCGTTATCACGGGCAATCGTGAACTGATTGACACCTTCACGCATGTTCAGCCTGGCTATCAAGTCCTGAGATGAACCGCTTGCAAGGGGGTCCATAGTGCCAGCAGATGCTCTTGCATTGTTTGCGGCTAAGACTTTTTCAAGATTGCTGAGCGCATTGTTTGCTTCTGTCTGATACTCTATTGCCTGCACTCTGCCTTGCAGTTCGGTCTGCCGAGCTTGTGCGCCGTACATATTGGCTTGTGCTTTACCAGCATCTAGTGTTGCTTTTGCTTTTAGACCAGCAAAGGCCGCAACTAAGGCTATCTCTACACCACTCATTGACCAACACTCACTTTATAATCTAAGGACAAAACTGTAAAAAACAGGGGTTTGCTCTGGCTGATTGTTATCTGTGCATCACGGTCATAGCCGAGAAAGCCTTGTGTTTTCTTTACGCCTGAAAAATTTGTGACACCGCCAGCACCACTCAAAGGCAGACTTTGTAGCGGAACCTCTCGCCCGTTGATGGTGATATTCTGACTTCTGAATAAAACAGGGCTCACCTCTAATATTCTGCGCCGTTGGCTCTGAACAGCACCACTGGACAGTCTGGGTTCAAACGGCTGTGTCTTAACAGTAACGGTGTAATCTAGACCAACCTCTGCATAGCTTGTCGGTGTGCCGCCGAGCGTTACTTGCCCGGAGCTGACAGTCTGGTCTGTGTCCACGATATCGTCTCTAATGACTTTGACTGTTTTACCTTCGAGGTGTGAGAGGCTACCGGCTGTTGCTGAACCGGGCAGGGCTTGGTCAGGAGATGCCGGACTGTTGTAATATTGGATAGCTGCATCTGTTGTGCGGTCTTCATCGAACAGCTCAACATAGTATTTTGTAGCACTGCTAACAGTTCTTTTAGTGATGACATAGATATCATCTAAATCAACGCCTACATCAAAGAAGTCACCATCTGTTGTGAAGCTCGAGGGAGCTACAATCTGTTGGGGCCGGTTTAGCATAAAGGCAGTGATAGTTCCACCGAACCCGGTGCTAGATGCTCTATAGCCGGTTGTGTTTGTGCCATTGACTATCAGCAACAAGTCACCTTCTGTTGTATCGGTAGCAGCACGTAGAGCCATCCTTTTCGGGTCAACAATCATGTGGGAGGATAATAAGCTCACGTTGTTAGCCACATAGGACAACTCTACGTCTGAGAACAGCATTTCACGCAAAGCCTTGCCCTGCCGCTGTATGAATAGGGTGCCACCCTCCGCAGACTGTGGCCGCAGTCCTACTTTGCTTCCACGGCGGGTGGCTGACTTGATTGTGATGTTAGACGGTGTAATAGGGTCTAGGTCTGCTTGCGGTACAAAGAACTCTGCCCCGGATGTAAATATCTGCAAGTCTCTGCCTGACCTAATACCATTTATGGCGTTGGCGCTGTCAGTGCTTAGTGTGACCAGTATCGCATCATCGTCTAAGGCTTCAGCAGCTTTGAAGTTGAAGAAGTCGTTGACCTTGGAGCCGAACAGTGTGTTGGGATCTGATGCACTGCCGCCAAAATACAACCGGCTTTCATGGAATGTACAGGTCCGGGGCCAGCCCCGAGTGTTTGACCAGGCATCTACATAACCTGTCTCTAGCTCCCAATCGCCGTTTGGTATCGCAGCGCTGGCTTCAAAAAACGGTATCTCAACAATAACCTCGACCTCAGTTGCACTGTTGAACTTTACAATCCGAGCGCGGCCAAAGCCGTTGGTTACATTTATAAACTGGTCAACATTGCCCGAAGAAAAGACACTGGCACTAGCGGTAATAGTTACCGTGCCATCTACCGCGTCCGGGGTAATCGTGCCGCTAGGATTGCTGGTGCTGATTGTATCGGCAACCTTTGGAATAGTGAGGCTGAGAGCTGATGCAGACCACGTTGTGTTGTTT